ATTCAAACTCCACTAATTCCAGCAAAAACATTTGATATTTTGTGGATTTACAATCTTGCAATTTTTTGCCCATCAACTACAAACGGAACAGTCAAAATTGCCTGTTTGCCTATGTCTTCTGCTACGGGTGAACTAGGATCGACTAATTTAATGCAAATGGTGCAAACCGACGACTTATTTTCTGCCGTGAGCGAAGTACCCGAAGTTGCCATTGCATTCCAAGCAGTTATTAACGCAGTAGCACCTCTTCAAGCATGGATCGATGCAAAAAATTCCCCACCAACTCCAGAGCCAACTCCAGAGCCAGTATAAGACTAATCGGGATTTTTAATATAGTATGCGCAATATAGATGGAAATATTGTATATGTCAAATAAATACAATTAATATGCCATCGACAATGCCGCAAAGTTGGACTCATCGTATCTTGGGTTCATTGCCATACACAGCTTCGAGAAAAGTAGAAGATACCAATCCTAAATACAAAGCGTTCGAAGCTGCGAGTGGTAGACGCGATGAAATTATTCGCAGACTATCCGTGTCTCGCAATTCGGTAAACAATCCGATGGGATATGATAATATGATGACCGATAAGGGTTATCATTCATTGATTTACGCACCTCTAGATGAGAATAAAATCAATCGCATTAATGAATATCGACGCATGTCGGATTATTCAGAGCTATCTGATTGTCTAGATATTATATGTGATGAAATTCTTAACGAAGATGAAAATGGCAAACTAATCAATTTAAGAATTGAAGCAGGCAAATATAATCAAACAGCAAGAAGCGAAATTACAAAAGAGTTTGAACATTATGTTTCTGTTTTTGGATTAAAAAATAAAGGGTGGGAATATTTCCGTCAATTCTTTATTGAAGGTGAACTATTCTTTGAAAACGTTATCTCTGACAAAAATCCAGAACTAGGCGTCTTAGGAGTTGTTAACGTTCCTACTGAATTAATAGAGCCAGTATATTTTAACGTTCAAAATGAGGATTTAAGCCATTTCATTTTAAGAAAGTATAATGAAACGACGGTGCATCCTGGGATCTTTAATAGAGTATCATTTACGAGTCAAACACCAACGACAGAAGAATTAGTACCAATGCAAAAACAGCAAGTGGTATACATTCATTCGGGTGTATGGGATAGAGACAGATTATTCAAAGTACCTTATCTTGAAAAATCAAAAAGAGCTTATTTGCAATTAAGCATGATCGAAGATGCTATCGTTATATATCGTCTTGTTCGTGCGCCAGAGCGTCTTAAATTTAAGATCTATACAGGTAATGCACCCCCCGCGCAAGCAGAACAAATTGTGCAACAAGCGATGAGAAAGTTCTGGGAAAAGAGAACACCAGGACAAGGTGGATTTAAGAATGTATATGACCCACAGTCAATGCTTGACAGTTATTGGTTTGCAAGATCATCTGGTGGCGAAGGTTCGGATGTTGAAACAGTTCCTGCTGGGCAAAATTTAGGCCAACTAGATGACTTAAACTACTTCGTCAAGAAGCTATATCGGTCGATGAAGATTCCTTTGAATAGAATGAATCCAGAAACGACCATGCGAGACGGCAAAGAAATTACCGCAGAAGAATTAAGCATGGCACAATTCATTATGCGCATTCAAAGGCAATTCGCGGAAGGGATTAAGCAAGGATTCATCACACATCTCAAATTGAGAGGATTGTGGAAATTATACAAGATTCGTGAATTTGATTTCCAACCAGAATTCAACGCGCCTCGAAACTTCAAGATGATGAGAGATCTGCAGTATCTCGAATTATTGTACAAGACATACGGTGATATTTCTGGTAATGCGAACATTTCGCCGACATTACTAATGATGGACGTCTTGAAATGGACACCAGAAAAGATTCTTGAAAATCGCGCACTGTTGCGTAAGGATAAAGCGTTTACATGGGAATTGGATCAAATTGGATCACAAGGACCTAGCTGGAGAGATGAAATGGCTGCAGCAAATGCATCAGCAGGGATTACGCCACCCGAATCACCTCCTAGTGGTGCCGGTGGTGGATCAGAGTTGCCCCCATCATTTAGCGCACCACCAGAAGAAGCACCGGCGCCTCCTGAAGAAACCCCAGCAGCACCGCCTGAAGAAACTCCAGCATAATTATGAGCCAAGTACCTTGCATTTCATCAGTTCTACCTACAGGATATCATGGTTCGACTTATCTTAATAGTAAGATCGAATCATATGCAAACCTGGCTTTACGCATTAAAAAGGCACTAGGCTATCCAGCGGTAACCGTAGAAGTAACAGATTCTCAATTAGCGGACTTTATAGATAGAGCCGTAGAGATGTATACTCGATATGCTGGGTACACAGAAGAGTATCTAGTATTTGATAGTAATTTATACATACCTGGAGTTGGTGTTAAATTAGATACACTTTTGACAGGCAATATGTGCCTGCAAGATACTAATTCAGATTATGAGATAAATGATATCGAAAGAGGATATTGCACATTTGCGGTAGTTACAGGCACTGCAGTCACTACTACATATCTTGGAAGTGCGGTATCATACGCACAAGCAGGAGCTACATCGACATCAGGTAATATTGTTACACTAACACCTCTATCTTCATGGAACTTTGCTGTATCTGATACTGATAGAGTTGTTGTTAGCTCAATATCGAGCTATACACCAAATACATTATATTCTAATGTTACTGGTTTGATTAGTGTATCAGGAGGAAATGTAACCATTTATTCGGGAAGTGCATACAATATACCATCTGGTTGTCCAACCCCACCACTTACAGCATTATGGGGATATGACGTAACCAAAGCATCACATATTACTATTAGTAATCTACCAACATGTGAATTGACAGAAAATACTATTGCCATCACATCAAATAACGGCAATTACATCACTGCACGCATATGCGATACAGAACTCAACTCAGAAGGATTTATTCCAGCAACGTTTAATTTCTTAAGTGCTAAACCATATCCGAATGCAATCTTTGGTACATTTGATCTTGTCAATAATAAGATCTTTAATATGTCATATCAAGCGGCAAGCTGCTGTCAGTATATGCCTACTAAATTGCCAGTTGCGGTGACATTCTATAGCACAAGCACTACGGAAGCTACAGGATTATCCTCTGTAACAACAACAGGAAGATATGATTATAGCTTGGAGGACTATCGCAAAATCACGAGTGTTGTAAGCTTCGAAGCAGGTAGCTTCACTAATACAAATATTCTATTCAATATTGACTATGCAATTGCTCAACGAGTATTTGGCCAGACTTCGCAATTTAGCCATATTCAACACACAGGATTTGATCTTATCTCTTATGAGATTTTAAGACAGTGGGTTGATTTGACTAATAGAGTATTAGCACGCAACGTCTATATCCGATTTGATCGCAAAACACAATTGCTAAAGCTTATTCCTGAACCATCACCAAATAGTAGATATTGTGCTGCTATTGGATGTTACATGGAGAAAAGAGTAGAAGATGTCATTGATGAAAAGTGGGTATTTGAATATGCTACAGCATTGACGAAAATAGCATTAGGATATATTAGAGGCAAATTCTCAGGCATTACATTATACGGCAGCGGCTCGCTTGTTGCTAATATCGGCGATCAGGGTGAAAAAGAAAAAGTCGCACTTGAAGAATTACTACTAAAAGGAGGCGAAGGTCCGACAATCGCCCCATTCTTTATCGGATAACTAACATAAATTAAATAAATATATATTATGCCAGGATTAAAATTATTGATTAATAAACCATTTGATATTCAATATCATCTTAAAGAATCGAACAAAGATTCCACCAGAGAAATGTATATTGAAGGGCCGTATCTTATGGCTGAACAAGAAAACAGAAATGGAAGAATTTACTCGGAACAGGAGATGGATGACGAGGTTCAAAGATATACAGAACAAATGATCAAGACAGGCAGAGCAATTGGTGAACTAAATCACCCAACATCTGCCGAGATTAATCCTGAAAGAGCTTGCCATAATATCGTATCATTTCGCCGTGATGGAAATATTTGGTACGGCAAGTCCAAAATTCTCACAGGGGTGCCTATGGGAGACTTGGTTAAAGGTCTTCTTTTGAATGGGGTTAAATTGGGAGTATCATCTAGAGCACTAGGAACTCTTGCGGAGACAGATGGCACCAAAGGAAATCGTGTTTCCAATTTTCATCTTATTTGTGTAGATGTAGTTAGCGACCCATCAGTGCATAGTGCATTCGTTGAAGGCGTATTAGAATCAAAAACATGGATGCTAGATTCTAATGGTGAGTGTAAAGAGTGTATGGACCTGATGTACAAACAACTTAATAAAAGTATTGCAACTCTACCAAAAAGAGACGCAAACTCATTTATTCAAGAACAAATTCAAAAATTTCTCACATCACTAAGACAGATGTAATGAAATTAGGGTAAGTATTTTTTAATTATGCAAATCGGTAAACACATCGATAATTTTAATGCTAGTTTGCTCGTCAAAAACTACGCACAAGCCGACAAATTCTTAAAGAAAATTGTCAAAGAAAAACTACGCATTAAATTTGATAATGAATATCGCAAAGTTGAGCGTTCGTTTTTCACTAAATAATTCCAATGAAAATATTAGATATTATCAAAGAAGCCACTAAGGAATATCTTAACGAAGATACCTTAAAGACTATCGAACAAGGCTTTACGGCTGAGGTTGACCAACTTGTTTCCGAAAAAGTTGCCGCTGCAGTACAAGTAGCTTTGGATAGACAAGATAATGAACACGCTTCGGCTCTTCAATCTCTTGTTGAAAAGCTAGATTCGGATAGAGCAAGAAAGCTTCAACTTGCACTCGAAACGATGGAGAGCGATCATATTGATAAGCTAATTCAAATCAAAGAGAGTTATGAAAAGCTACTCAAGAAACAGTCTACAGTTCTTCGTGACGAATTGAGAGTACAAATTTCCAAATATCTTGACCTTCAATTGGAAAAGGCAATGCCTGCTAAACAACTCCAAGAAGCAGCGAAAGAAACATTCGCGCGCAATATTCTATCAGAAGCACGCAAGCTTTTTGCTATCAATGATATCTATGAAAATGAAGTCGTTGTAGAGGCAGTCAAAGACGGTGTAAGCAGAATCAAACAACTCGAAGAACAAGTTGTTGGCTTACAAAAGAAAAACCAAGTAATTTCAGAACAAGCAGAAAAAACAAAAGCTACTTTACTAGTCAACGAAAAAGTGAATAGCTTACCAGAATTCAAAGCTGCTTATTTAACCAATTTCTTCAATAGCAAGAGTGAATCGTATATCAAAGAGAATTTTGATTATGTCGCATCCCTCTATGATCAGGAAGAAAATGATCGCCGCCAAGTAGTATCCGAGCATGCAAAGGAACTGCGCAGACGGAGTAATGTTGATCGCTTAGTCACAGAGAAGAGAAGCGATGAAGCGGAGAATCTTAATTCGTTTACTCCAGACAAAGAAAACGGCAGTGCTGTTTTGTCATACATTAGCGAATTAAAAAGAAATGACTCTAAACGTTATGGTAGCGTTCAAGAGTGACACACTATTACCAACATAAAAACACAAAACTAATAATATGAATAAACATATTACATCATCACCAAACCTCATCAATGAGGATCGTGCAGCTCAGCTGCTTAATAAATGGGGACCAGTTTTGGATTATTCTTCATCGAGCGTTCGCCCGATTGAAGAGGACTATGTTCGTCTTAGCACCGCAATCCTTCTCGAAAACCAAGAAAAATGGTGCCTTACCGAAGCTAACATAGCCGCAGGTAACTCCACACAAAGTTCTTTTGTTTACGGAGCGGGGGTTAATAACGGTGCTCAACCAAACTTCGGCAATGCTGACACATATGCCCCTGGTGACGCGCGTCTTCCAAAAATCCTTATCCCGATGATTCGTCGTACTTTCCCTGAGCTCATCACTAACGAAATCGTTGGTGTGCAGCCAATGGGTGGTCCGGTCGGATTAGCATGGGCTCTTCGTTATAAATACGACGGAACCCAGGGCCTTGATGGAACCAATACTGCCAACGCAGCACAATGGCCTTCCGTTTCGGCAAACAATGAAATTGGTTATAACTTCCTCAATACTAACTATACAGGATCGTCTGCTCTTAGCTCCGATCTTGGTGTTGGTATTCTTGGTACGTCCGGTATTCTTGCTGCTGACCGTGGTCTTGCTGCAGCACTGGGTGTTTTCGAAGCACAAGGTAATTTCCCACAAATTTCCCTTAGCATCGAAAAGACTGCAGTCGAAGCAGGCACACGTCGTTTGGCATCCAAATGGACACTTGAGCTCGAACAAGATCTTAAGAACATGAACGGTATTGATATCGACTCGGAACTTACGAATGCAATGTCGTATGAAATCCAAGCCGAAATCGACCGCGAAATGGTTATTCGTATGATCAAAGTCTGTCTCAAAGCAGGTGCCGGTGCAGGTTACTCCACATGGTCTCCAGCTTCTGCTGACGGTCGTTGGTTAGCTGAGCGCGGTGTTGACTTCTATAACAAGGTTCTTGTTGAAGCCAACCGTATCGCTATTCGTAACCGTAGAGGTGCTGCAAATTTCATTATCGCCACACCACGTGTGTGTACGATTCTTGAAATGCTCAAAGAATTCAAGCCTTACATGATTAACGGCAATGTAAACACACAACCAACTGGTATCGCTAAAGTCGGTTCCGTTGGTGGTCGTTTCAACGTTTATCGTGATACTCGCTTTGAAGGACAGATCCAAGTTGGTTACCGCACAGACACAGTGGAATACGCACTCCTCGGCTATAAAGGCCCTGAGTTCTATGACACTGGTATTGTGTACTGCCCTTACATCCCAGTGATGGTGCAAAGAGCAATTGATCCGAATAACTTCACACCACGTGTGGCGATGTTAACACGTTACGGCGTTGTCGACAATCTATTCGGTGCAAATCTCTACTACCACATGGTGATTGTATCTGGCCTCAGCACTGCATTTAGCCCTGCTAATCAGTCGGTGTATCTCTAATCTAGATCCTAACACACAATAACACGAAGAGAGCTGAGAGAAATTTCAGCTCTCTTTT